GATATGATGCTACAGTTCTTATTTGTAGTGATGATGTTGCTTGGTGTAAGGAACAAGAGTTTTTCTCAGGAGAAAGATTCTTGGTTAATGAGAATGTGGAACAGTATTCTCATAGGTGTATGGAGGGTGATGGAGTTTATAGAAAATCATTCATTCCTTATACTGATTTGTGCTTGATGAGTTTGTGTAATGGTGCTATTATATCTCCAAGCACTCTGAGTTGGTGGGGTGCGTGGTTACAAAATCCTCGCACAAATCCTGTGGTCGCACCAGATCCTTGGTTCGGTCCTCAACTCGCAAAAGATAACGACACAAAAGACTTACTTCCCGATGATTGGATTAAACTATCTTGGTAGAATGGGGCAACTGGGAAACCAGATGTTCCAGTATGCTGCTGTAAAAGGAGTTGCCAGAAATAAAGGATATCAATTCACCATTCCTCAACACGATAACTCTGTTAAAGATGGATTAGGTAACACTCTTCGGATTGAGTTGTTTGATGCTTTTGAAATCCAACCAGATAGTGTTGGATTTCTTTTGGCTGATTCTGCTAGAACTGAACAATCTTTTAGTTTTGATGAAGATCTTTTCTCTAATTGTCCTGATGGTGTCTCACTTGTGGGATATTTTCAGAGTGAAAAGTACTTCAAGCATATAGAAGAAGATATCCGAAAAGACTTTACCTTCAAAAAGGAATACTATGATGCTTGTGAAGAAGCAAAACCACTCTTAGATAATCCTGTTGCTCTTCACATCCGTAGAGGAGACTTCTTAATTAACTCTGGTAATCATTATAATCTTTCCTTGAGTTATTATGAGAATGCTCTAAAAGAGTTTGATAGTGATAGGCAGGTCGTCATCTTTTCGGATGATCCTAAGTGGTGTAAAGAACAAAAGTTATTTGAGAATGACAGATTCTTAGTTGCTGAGACTGGGAATTCTTATGTTGATATGTGTCTGATGACTATATGTTCTGATTATATTATTGCTAATTCAACATTCTCTTGGTGGGGTGCTTGGCTTTCTCAAAATAAAAATAAAACAGTTATCTATCCAGACAAATGGTTTGGACCAAACAACGCAGATAAATCTACTAAAGACTTGTTTCCTGAGGAATGGAGAATGATTAATGAAAACTGATTTAAGAAATACTACTTTTATTATTCCTCTGAGGATTGATACTGGAGATAGACTTCGTAATGTAATTCTTACAACTGCTTATCTTCTTCATCACTTTGATACCAATGTGATTATTAAAGAGGTAGATTCTGAGCACCGATTTGAAGAGTATGCTCTACCAATCATCAAGAGATTAGTTGATGTGAGTAATCTTCGACATATTTTTGAAGAAGAAACTCGTACAGATGATTCTTTCCACCGCACCAAAGTTCTGAATGATATGGTGATGGAAGCATCCACCGAGATTGTAGTAAACTATGACACTGATATTATTCTTCCATTAGATTCTTACACACAAGCAGTTGAAATGCTTCAGGGAGATAGTGATGTTGTGTATCCATATCGTTTTGGAAATCATGGTGAAAGGAAAGTAAATCTTGGGTTTAGTATTGAAACTCAAGAGGATATGGATAACTTTGAGAATGATGACTTTGTTTCACGATTCATAGGGTCTGGATATAACTTCACTTGTTTTGATGATCGATTTTTCTACTATCCAAGCAATCAAGGATTGGGTTGGGCTGAATATGGAATGGTTCAGTTCTTCAATCGGCAGGTTTATATTGATGGGTACTTAGAAAATGAAGGTTTTATTGCCTATGCTCCTGAAGATGTAGAGAGGCATCATAGGTGGAAAGTTCTTGGATATAATATCGGTAGAGTTGATAATCATGCATATCATTTAGAGCATCAAAGAACTCAAAACTCTTGGTATCATAATCCTCACATGCAGAATAATAATCAATTGTGGGAATATCTTAAGAATTTAACTAAGGAACAATTGATTGAGTATTATGAAAATCAAGAATATGTAAAGGAGAGAATTAAATGAACTGGCATCTTGTAACTTATGCTGATGAAAAGTTTGCCGATCAGCAAAAGTTTCTTCATCAAACTCATAAGGAGGGATTTATTCATCACCCATTTAATCGGAAAAATTTAGAAAGCACAGACTTCTACCGCAACAATAAGCAAATCCTTGATGAGTCAGTTGGTGCTGGATGGTGGATCTGGAAACCTTATTTTATTCTTGATGTTTTGAAGTCCTCAAATGAAGGAGACTTTGTTATCTACTGTGACTGTGGGGATATGTTTTCTCCTGGGTTAAAATCTTATGTCGAAAATACTCTTACAGAAAATGATCAGTGTCTTCTCTTAGTTGGAAATAATATCAACAAACAGTATACTAAGAGAGATTGTTTTATTAAGATGAATTGTGATGAAGGTGATTACCACAACTCTAATCAACTTGAGGTTGGATTTATGGTCTGGAGGGTTTGTGAAGAATCCATCAAAACAGTTTCTGAATGGTTAGAGTTCTGTACAGATTCTCAAATCATTAACAATGATGCAAGCACTCTTGGTGAGGAGTTATCTGGATTTGTTGCTCACAGAAATGATCAAAGTGTATTGACAAACATATCTATTCGTGATGGTCTCACTGTTGGTGGACAAGAATATAGAAATTATGTAGAATGTGACTATGATTATTGGTATGAAAGAGGTTCTAGAAGTTATGGTAGAGAAATTGATTCTTTCTTAATGAGTATCAAAAATGCATAGTATAGTTCTTACAGTTCATAATAAAGGATGGTTAATTGATAAAGTCATTCAGGGTATAGTTGATAACACAACAGAACCTTATGAACTTATTATAGTAATTGATGGATGCACTGATAACTCTGAAGAAGTTATTTGGGATACTTTGAGTGACACTTCCGTAGATAAAAAGATTCTGTATGCTCCTAATGTCTTCGAAACAACTGCCAATAATCTTGGTATGAAAGCAGCACAGGGAGATAAGATTATCATTGTTCAAGATGATATGGTAATCAAAGAAAAGGGTTGGAATGTAAGAATGGAAAAACCATTCAAAGCATTTGATGATGTCTTTGCTGTAACATCAAGAACTGCTCACAACTGGATCTCAAATCCAAATTCAAAACATCTTGGAATGACTGATGATCTTGATGATTGTTGGTGTGATATTGTAGATCATGTAGATCATGCTGATAGAAAACAAGGATTACCAAGAGATATCTTTGCTGTTCGTTGTTCTGTCAATCGTGGTCCTTTGATGATTGATCATGAAGATCTCAAGAAATTAAACTATCTTGATGAAGCATTTGCTCCTCAGGATATGGATGATCATGATCTTTGTTACCGTGCCTACAAAGAACTTGGTAAAGTTGTCGGTGCTTATTGGATTGACTATGAGAGTGAAGATTCTTGGGGAGGCACCAGAGTTTCTGGATCTCCTGCTTCATGGCTTCTAAAAGCACATCATAAAAATACGAAGATCTTTTATGACCGTCATAAGGATCTAATAAATACTCGCAGAATTATTGAAAATAGGGAATTAGTTTAATGAAAATTGATTTGGATCGTTGGCAACTTGCTCAAGATACAGAGTTTACTCATCATGAAGATTTAAGATTAGAAGCATACAGTCATGCTTCTAGAATCATTGAAAGGTATCTTGAAATTGATTATGAAAATGACTTTAAAGATAAGGTAATTGTAGAAGTTGGTGGTGGACCAAGAGGTAGTATTCTCCACACAAAGGGTAACTTTAAAAGAGGCATTCTTGTAGAACCTTTGATTGATCGTTGGCCTGCTGAAATTCGTAATGATTATGAAAAAATTGGAGTAGAAATTGTTGCTGCTCCTTATGAGGACTTAGAAATCGATGAACAGATTGATGAGACTTGGTTCTTTAATGTTATTCAACATGTGATTGATCCTAAGGAACAATTAGAAATCGCAAAGAAGACATCAAAGGTCATTCGTGTATTTGAAAGTATCAATAGTGCAGTAGATACTGCTCATCCACATCTCATTACTAAAGAAACTTTTACTGAAGTTCTTGGTGATTTTGGTAAAGTTTATGAAGGTGGATCTGAGCATGGATTCCACAGTGCTGATTGTTATTATGGAACTTGGTATGCGTCTGATAACGTTTAGTCTTTTTGGAGATAATCCTCTTTATTGTGTTGGAGCAGTAGAAAACGCACGTCTCGCAAAGGAAATCTATCCAGATTGGATTGCGAGATTTTATGTTGCTGACGATGTTCCTGAAGAGTATGTTTATCAACTTAAAGATTATGATGCTGAAGTTTTTATCTGTCGTAGAGATAGTTCTTACGATGGATTGAACTGGAGGTTCCGTCCTTTTATTGATGACTGTGTTGATTTTTGGATTAGTAGAGACTGTGATAGTCGGTTGAGTTGGAGAGAACGAAGAGCAGTTGATGAATGGATGCAATCAGATAAATCTTTTCACCTGATGAGAGATTGCCATAATCATGGGTATACGATTATGGCAGGGATGTTTGGAGTAAATAATAAACTATTTCATGAACGTTATGGTAAGATTGATTTAGACAATCCAACAGCAACTAATCGTGAAGACGATCAGAAAGTTCTTCATAATCTAATCTGGCCTGTGATTAAGTTTGATCACTTGTGTCATGACCATTGGAGACACTTTAAAGTTACTGGGCAACCAACTTATCAACCAGGAGATCATGTCAGTTGGGAAAATGCATATGGTGTTGGTTTAATCAACTATGTTGAAAGGGAAGTTTATAATCAACTTAGTGAAATCTATCCAATACATCAAGATAGTCGTCCATTTCCAGAACATGAACCCATGGAATATGGTATATTCGTGGGGCAAATTATAGATGAGAACAATAAACCAAAAATCAATACTGATGTTCGTTGGGAATATGAATTGAGAGGATTATCTTATGAATAAATTTCATGTGATTGGATCTGGTGCTTGTGGGTTCTTAAGAATGAACTATCTTCTTTCAAGATTCATGCCAGTGAAATACAAAGGTGGTGGTCCTAAGTATCAGAATAGTTTTGAAACTTGGAATGATAATGGATTGATTTGGGATTCTGAATCTTTATCTAAAGAGGAAAGATTGCGAAGAGTTTCTCTTCATGATACCACTACAAATATCACACACTCATATCTTAAGTATGTTCCTGAGTTTGTGGAACTTCATCCAGATGTGATGTTTTTATGTTTGAGGGGAAGAAGAGAACATTCTATTAAATCTTTGGCAACTTCTTGGGGATATCGTAATCCTTGTTACGTAAAAGATAGAACTCTTGGACTTGGACATAATCGTTATGCCGTTGATCAATTTCCAAACCTAAGTGATTCTAAAGATGAGTTTGAAGCAACAGAAAGATATTGGGATGAGTATTATCAAATTGCAAATGAGTTGCAAGAAAAGTATCCTAATAACTTTTTGATTGTTGATTCTCCAACATTCTTTAATGACACTCAGTATCAACTATGTTGTCTTGGTGTTATTGGAGTTGATATTAGTATAGGAAGTTCACCTAAAGCACTTATCCTTCCTGTTGATTTTAATGAAGAGACCATTACAACATCACTTCATGGTGGACTTGGAAACAATCTTTTCCAAATGGCAGAAGTAATTTCCTTCTGTAAAAAGTTTAATCTTCCAGAACCAAAGTTTGGAACTTGGGACTTATGGAACGGTGGTGGCAAGTATCCAGCATCTTATAATTCAGATAGACTTCTTGGTGGACATGATGGATCTCATAAAGATATGGTTTCATGTTTTCCAAATCTAAATTGGAGAGGTAATCTTCAAGCAAACTTTGATACTAAGTTTGTTGTAAATGATATGTTCAGATTTTCTACAGCAGAGAATCTTGATTATGTGAGGGAGAAACTATCTGTAGGAACGAAAACAAAACCAAACACAGTATCACTTCATCTTAGATTTTGTACAAGACCAGCAGACGATCATGTAAATGGTTATGTTGATGATGAATTTTATGAAAAGGCTTTGATGATGGTTCCTCAGGATTCTACAGTCTATATCTTCTCTGATGATAATAGAATGGCAAAGAATAAACTGAGTTGGTTCCGTCAAAACTTTAGTCAGAACTTTGAGATTTTTGTTGGTGATGCTTTCCAATCACTTAAGAAAATGGTAGAATGTGAATATCATATTTTGCATGTATCTACCTTTAGTTTTTGGGCAGCATTTTTAGATCCAAATCAACCAAACGATAAGGTAATATATCCAAAATCATTTACTCAAACGCACAGTGACAATATGATTCCATACAAAGAGTGGCAGATGTTATGAACTGTATTCTTTATCTTGTAAGATCTTCTGATCAAGATGTAGAAGATTTCAATAAGTCTTTAAGGTTAGTAGAAGAAAATCTCATACCATATACTAATAGTACTGATGTATTAGTATTCTGTGAGGAATCCTTTGAAGAATATAAATCTAAGGTTCGGACCAATCTAAATCTTAGATATGAAATGATTGAGTTTAATGTTCCTGATTATCCTCAAGAAATCTTAGATCAGATTCCAGAATTCTTTCCACATCCCACTCATGGTAATGGTCCTGTAGATTGGGGACATCCAGGATTCTCCATGGGATATCGTCATATGTGTAGATTTTTCTCTGGTGAACTTTATAATAATAGTGTTATAAGAGAATATGATTATTATTTGAGACTTGATACAGATTCTTTTATACATACTCCACTCAACTATGATATCTTTAAGTGGGCAGAGGATGTTGGATGTTACTATGGATTTATTGCTCCTGCTATTCAGAAAGATAATCCAAAAGTAATTGAAGGACTGTGGCAAACAGTAAATGAATTGATACCAGAAAACTTCATTGAAGAAGGTATGATGTTCTACACCAACTTTGAGTTGGGCAAAGTATCATGGTTCTTGACAAGTGAATACATGAGATTCTATAATGAGTTGGATAAAACTGGTGGATTCTATACTAAGAGATGGGGTGATGCCCCCATCAAATATCTTGGAATAAATCTTCTCATGGAACCCGAACATGTTATTCCAGTACAAGGTTTTACATATCAGCATGGAGCAGTTTATACAGTCTAATGGATAAAAACAAATCAACATTTAAACTCAAAAACTTTGGACCAATTTACTATCTGAATCTTGATGGGCAACCAGAGAGAAAAGAGTATATGGAAAACCAGTTTAAGTACTGGGAGATTGAGAACTATACTCGCATATCTGCTTATGATGGTAGGGAAGATGATCTAAGTGACATTATCAAAGGTCGTTATCCTGAGATGATGAGTTCTGGTGAGATTGGTTGTGTCACATCCCATCTTAAAGCTATCAAGCACTGGTATGAAACTTCTGATAGTCCGTATGCAATCATCATGGAGGATGACTGCAACTTAGATCTTGTTAGATTCTGGAACTTTACTTGGGATGATTTCTATTGCCGCATTCCTTATGATTGGGATGTAGTTCAGATTGCTATCATCTGCACTGGTGATATTCACATCAAGGTTCATAAGAGATTTGTGAACGAGTTTTCTACTGCTTGTTATATTATCACTCGACATCATGCGGAAAAACTTTTAAGACTTCATGTTCGTGATGATAAGTATAAACTTGATAATGGTGTAAAACCTCGTCCAGTTGCTGATGATTTGATTTACAACTCGGGTAATACTTACAGTGTTCCCCTTCTTCTTTATAGGATTGAGTTGGGTTCTTCTATTCACCCAGAACATATTGATGCTTTCCATCGTGGCAATTATGATGGGCAGATGAACTTCTGGAGTCAGAAAGGAGCACAACTATCTGTAGAAGAATTGATGGACTATGATCCTTATCTTGGAAGAGTGGTGGAGAGTTCGGCAACCCAACCAAACGCTTGACACTCTTTTAGTTTCCCTTTATACTAAATAAGTACTTAAGAATTCTGTTGTAATTCTTAATCTTTGTCCTATAGTACAAAACAACAATTTATGAAACTCAATCAACTGATGCTTGCACCTGTTGCTCTGGGAATGGTTGCTCCTGCTGCGATGGCAGCAGACCTTAATATGAACGGGGTCAACCAATACACTTCCGCAGAACAGGTTACAAGCGTCACTCAATTCTCTGATGTCCGTCCTACTGACTGGGCATACCAGGCACTCAGCAACCTTGTAGAGCGTTATGGATGCGTTGCTGGTTATCCTAATGGCACCTTTGCTGGTGGCAGTGCCATGACCCGTTATGAGGCAGCAGCACTCCTGAATGCTTGTCTGGATCGTGTAACTGAAGTTACCGATGAACTCAAGCGTCTTACCAATGAGTTTGCTGCTGAACTTGCTGTTCTTCGTGGTCGTGTAGATAAACTCGAAGCACAAGTTGGTGAACTGGAAGCAACTCAGTTCTCCACCACAACTAAACTGCGTGGTGAAGCAAACTTTGTTCTTGGTGGTGTTGATGATTACCAAACCAAGGGTGGTGATGTAACTCACACTGCATTCAACTACGATTTGCGTCTGAACCTGGACACTTCTTTTACTGGTAAAGATCTTCTTCGTACTCGTTTGCGTTCTGCTAACTTTAGCAGCAATCCTTTCGGTTCCAGTTCTTCAATTTTCAAACTGGATAAAGCAGATAATACCTCTAGTGAAGTTGGTAATAATGTAGTTATTGACCGTTTGTTCTATCAGTTCCCTGCTTTTAATAACAAAGCAACCCTGACTGCTGGTGCTCTGGTCCGTAACACTGAAATTGCTTGGATTCCTACTGCTTATAAGTCAAATATTCTAGACTTTTTCCAAGTAGCAGGTGCTCCTGGTGTTTATAACAAAGCAGTCGGTTCTGGTTTCGGTATTCAGTATGGCAAGAAGGGTCTTGTTGCTGGTGTAAACTATGTTGCACAAAATGGTGCTGATAGTTCTACTGGTGAGTTTGATGAGTCTGGTGCTCTGAACACCCTGGCACAAATTGGTTATCGTGGTAATAACTGGGGTGCTGCATTCGGTTATCGTTATGGTACTGAAGGCACTCGTGTTCGCACCTATAACGGTCTGAATGGTGCATCTGGTGCTCTTGCTCCAGGTCAAACCTCTAACGGTTATGCCTTGAACGCATATTGGGAACCCACTCAATCTGGATGGGCACCTTCGATCTCAGCAGGTTATGGTTGGAATACTGTAAGTGGTACTGCAAGTGCTGCCACTGATAGTCAGTCTTGGTTTGCTGGACTAACTTGGGATGATGTGTTTGTTGATGGTAACTCTGCTGGTGTTGCTATCGGTCAGGCTCCTACTGGTGAAAATCTTGAGAAGTCCACTCTTCTCGAAATCTTCTATAAGTATCAGGTGTCTGATAACATCAGTGTCACTCCTGCTATTATCTACGGAAGTGACAATCAGCGTCTTGCTGGCAACTCCTCTAACTGGGGTGGTGTAATTCAGACTACCTTCAAGTTCTGATAGACTGTTAGAAAACTGTAACAAGAGGGGCTTGACCCCTCTTTCTTTTTGCTATATAATTGTGTAACAATTCGTAATAAAACGAAAAATGACTGTAACAAAAAATGAGTTTGGGCAAATGAATATGTTTGCTAAAGAACCTTCCATGTATATGACTAAGGAAGATCTCGAACGTTATGGTATCGAACCTTATGCAGAAAAAGCGGAGAAAATGAATGGACGTTGGGCTATGCTCGGCATTGTTGCTGGGGCTATTTCTTATGCTCTCACTGGGCACCTCTTCTTTGGAGTAGTCTGAGACTTGACAATGACTTCAATTATCTTTACAATAACATCAGTTGCCTTTTTTGTTCTATTGGCAGCATCTGTTGAAAAAATTTGCGAGACTTACTAATGACCGTTTTTAATGTCACTCTCCAGTCCCCTGATGGCACCGAAACTACTATTGAATGTGCTGATGATCAGTACATCCTTGAAGCAGCAGAAGAGGCAGGTGTTGACCTTCCTTCATCGTGTAAGGCAGGTGCTTGCTCTGCCTGTGCTGGAAAACTCATCTCTGGCACTGTTGACAACGAAGAACAATCGTTCCTTGATGATGAACAACAAGCAGAAGGTTGGGTTCTCACTTGCGTTGCTTATCCCACAAGTGATTGTGTGATCCTCACTGAGCAGGAAGAGAACCTGTGAGCACTGCTGGTATGCTAGGGCAGTTTGCAATTGCCCTTGAAAAACTTGGATGGGATGCTGATGATGAAATCTCTGTAGAGATTGGTGGTGTGGCAGTAACAGGAACTGCAACTCACCCAGATGCAAATCCAAAATGGGCAAAACCTTTTGGAACCGTATCTTATCAAAACGATGCTTTTATCGTAATTAAAAACAAGTCAAGGAACCCAGTTGTTCCTTCGCAACCAAATCCTGAATTAAAACAAAAACATTCTTATCAAGGAGCAAACTAATGAACGAACGTGCAGAACGTATTAATGGTTGGGCAGCAATGATTGGTATTGTTGCTGCTATGGGATCTTATGCCCTTACTGGTCAAATCATTCCTGGTATTTGGTGATGGAGGTTAAGATGCGTAAAGAACAATATCAAGTTCCACAAGTACAATTTGTATTTCGTGAGAATGGAGAATTCGTAATCCGTACCACCTCAGAACTCTTCGATGGAAAGCGTGTGGTCCTGTTTAGTCTGCCTGGTGCTTTCACTCCTACTTGCAGTGCCTATCAGCTACCTGGATTCGAAGAGAAATACGACGACTTTATTGGTAGTGGCATCGATGCTATTTACTGCATCTCTGTTAATGATGGGTTTGTGATGAATGCCTGGGCACAAGACCAGAACATTGAGAAAGTAAAACTCATTCCAGACGGCAATGCATACTTCACACGTTCTATGGGAATGCTTGTCAATAAGTCAAACCTTGGTTTCGGTGATAGGTCTTGGCGTTATGCTGCGGTCGTGGATCACGGAATCATCGAAAAACTATTCGTTGAGGATGGGCAACGGGACAATGCCGACACCGACCCTTACGAAACGACTACTCCAGAAGTGGTTCTTGATTATGTGAAATCTACAGTTCGAGAAACAGCAACTGTCTGAGTAAAGGAGGGGCAACCCTCCTTTTTTAATAAATATATCATCGAATGAATAGGAACGATGAGAGTAGATCTTCACAACTTCTTTAAGTACTACGACGAAAAAAACCCCAAGCATGTAGCAGCAGTAGAACAACTTGAGGTTGATTTGGCAGGTAAATGTGAAGATCTAATTGAAGACTCGGCAAACTGGGTAAAGATTTTCAGAACTAAAGTAGAACCAGTTGTTCCTGGAGTTCTTAATGTTCCTTATTTTCCACAGACAGATAATTACAGAGACGCAAACAGAACCTGTAATTCATCTTCCTGTGCTATGGTTCTAGAATATTTTAAACCAGGCACACTCAAAGGAGCAAAGGGCGATGATGCCTATGTTCAAAAAGTATTTTCACTCGGTGATTCAACAGACCACACAGTTCAGACAAAAGTTCTGGAATCTTACGGTATCAAATCACACTTCAGTTACAATCTTTCTTTTGCTGATCTTGATCGTGAGCTTGCCGCTGGAAGACCTGTTGTTATTGGCATTCTTCATAGGGGGACTTTATCTCGTCCCACGGGCGGACACATGGTAGTTGTGATTGGTAAGAAAGGTGAAGACTATGTTGTAAATGATCCTTATGGTTCACTGAATGATGGATACACTGGAGCAGTAACCAACGGTAAGGGTGCTGTATACAAGAGATCTGATCTTGAAAGAAGATGGACTCCTGATGGACCCAAATCTGGATGGGGTAGAATCTTTGATGTAAAAAAGTAGAAACGACATCACAGGTTCCTCAGTGTGGTGTCGATCTAATCAAACAATTTGAAGGTTGTCACTTGACTGCTTATCCTGATCCTCTAACTGGTGGTCTTCCAATTACTATTGGTTGGGGATCCACCCGTAAAAGAAACGGGCAACCCTTTCATCTGAAAGAAACGATCACACAAGAAGAAGCAGATGATCTATTAATCTTTGATATTGAATCAAGATTCTTACCATCACTTAGAAAAATCCCTTATTGGAATGAAATGAATGACAATCAACGAGGAGCACTTTTATCTTTTGCTTATAATCTCGGTGCTAACTTCTACGGTAGTAGGGGATTCAATACTATTACGACTAATCTTAGTCAGAAGAATTGGCAAGCAATCCCAAACACCTTAAAGTTATATCGTAATCCTGGCAGTAATGTTGAGGTTGGATTGTTAAGAAGAAGAGGTGCTGAAGGTAAACTTTGGTCTTCATAATTTGTTACAAGCAATAAATAGTATTACCGTCTAATAGTAAGTAAATGCCCGCCGAGCAATGTAACAATACAGATCATGTGGTCTTGTTACAGAAGCTGGATAAGATGATACTTGTTGCTGAAGCTTCGGAATATGATTCTGGATTTCGTAGAAGACTACAATCATTTCGTAATCTTTTAGTTATCCATGCTGCTAAAACAAAAGATCTTGGTGAAGCTGCCCAGTCATTAATTAATGGACACAGAAAAAGAATTCTTGCTTTTGGGATACCAATCACCTTGTCTATTGCTATTCCTTATCTTGTCTTGACTAAAACATCTTGGTTTATTCAAAAACCACTCATATGTCACGAGTTTCCTACAAAAAATAAACTACATCCAGGCAAACTACAAGTCTGCGTTAATGGTGTTTCTCATCCATATAAACCTGAAAATGGTGATGTTGAGTTAGACATCACCTTTATGAGAACACATTGGGAAAGAGTTCAAGCAGATGTAGATTTCTGGGTTACTGATGAGATTGCTGATAAGAAAGTAGATTATACTGGAGAATATAATATACAAAGAGTTAGAACTTATAATAAAAATGGTTTTCTTGTGGATGATAGAGATAATGAAGTAAGTTCTTGGATTGATCCTTTAGTTCCAGAGGATATGAGAATACCTATGTGGAAATGGATTTATGATAATAAAGATTTATTTCATGTAGAGAAAGAATCTTTAGAAGAACAAGTATCTAAATTTTTCAGTAGTTTAGGTGCTGTCTTTGCTACTCTTGGATCCGCAGGTATCACAATCTACAGGTTTATCAAGGCTGGACTTTGATTTCTTATTTGCAGCATCAACACCAAAAGTTGCCAAAGCAGAAGTAAAGACGGATGCTATGAAAGTAGCATCCATTTTTTTTAAGTAATCCATATAATTAAGAGTCAATAAGGTAGCAGACCATCCAAGAATGATTAATCTAATTGCGGTGAATGAACTGATATTTTTCATCTTCCTTCCTGCTTATGAATCCAAGTCTTAAGTTCGTGAAGATATTGTCTTAATATATCTGCTTTTTCTAGATGCCACAAATCACCACTCTTGAAGTACTCTTGAGTGTGATTATCAATTGCTTTTAGAATATTGTGTATCGGTGCGTTCCAAGGCTCACGTTTTGGAGTATTCCACTCTCGTGGCATAATTCCTCACTTCTTCTTGCCACCATTCTTTGCTTTTTTCGCAGTCGCATTACCTTGATTTTGTTTTGAAGGTCCTTTCTTGCCCTTCTTGTTAGGCGACTTAGCCATTAGCAGTCCTTATGACACAAGAGTATTTAGGTCCTTGACACCATTCTAGGAAAGTGGTATGATAAATACATCAACACATTAAGGAATGTTACAGTTCATTAATGTTTGCGACTCCCACTAACCGAGACCTATGGGGAGTATAAAAACGTCTCTCATACCCACACTGGAGGGTGGTGTGGGATATAATGTATTTGTTCGTACCCCCGAACTATTACTTACCCTTTAACGAAAAATGACTGCTACAATTTCACGTCAACAACAATCAAACACTTGGCAACAGTTCTGCGAGTGGGTTACTTCAACTAACAATCGTCTATATGTTGGTTGGTTTGGAACTCTTATGATTCCTACCCTGCTTGCTGCTACTATTTGCTTCATCGTTGCCTTCATTGCTGCACCTCCTGTAGACATTGATGGCATTCGTGAACCCGTTGCTGGTTCACTCATGTATGGAT